AGAGGTACGCAGCTGTGCCCGACCTGTATAGTTGGTCAAGTTTAAAGCTGATCCTGATTGCTTAATGATCAAGTCTAAGGCAAAGTCGGAGCCTTGGTCGATTACTAAGTTATATGTTCCTGCACTCATGTATTTTCTCCATTTTGAAATTATATCTCAAAGGACATGCTTAGTCAAGTTTTATTTTTTGATGGTTACTAGTTTAGCTTGCCTAGCTTAACACGGTCGTCTGTACCATCATTAATTGTAATCCTTTGGTTAGCTCCGTCAACAGTTACGGATCCTGTTCCTGACCCAACAACTAAAGTATTTCCACTTCCCGTTATATTATTTGTACCTGAAAAACTAGAAGCTTGAATAGTTCCCTTAAATTTTGCACCGCTACTATCTATATAAAAGTCTTTGGATCGAATTCTTCCATTTGCTAGATCAAAGTGTGTTCCCGATGTTGCAAAGTTACCATCTGAGTCAGTACCATAATTACTGTTCGTATCCTGAGAAGATATTCTTCCTGTTTTAATAGTGCCCCCATCAATAGTAGTGGTGTTAAATGAGTTGCCGCTACCATCTTGTAAAGTACCTCCACTAAAAGTTACAACACCCGTAAAGTTTGTATAAGATACTCCATTGCTTGTAGAGAAAGCTACAGTAATCGATGATGAATTTGCAGCCGCTTCGGTTCCGTAATAACGAATAGTCCACTGTGTAGTTCCTGCTGTAGGATCTTGAGGGCGTGGAGTATTTCTCCACACATTTGTTGTGCCAGAGTCATTTATTTGTGAACCACTTACTTTACCATTACTAAACTGGTACGTATTAGTTCCTGTGGGAGCTGCAGGTGCACTCGTCCCTGTACTTTCATAAAATAAATATCCTTGTATAGTTCTGAGTCCCGCATCTCCCGTCTGTCCTTGGCCCCCTGTTACAAGTTGAGCTATTAAAACTGCATCAGACCAATCGTTTGTTGCAATACTATCTGTGGCGGTGTTGGCTATCGCTGCAGCGGTTCTTTTGTATAAATATATACTAGTCCCACTAGGGTTTGGAGCAACTGTTCTCCAGCCATTAAAACCAGCAATATTACCAGCAGTATTCTGAGCAACTCCTGAACTATTTTTTAAAGTTCCATCAGCAAATGTATAAGTTAAAGTTTGATCTGGTTTAGTTGTTGCACCACCACCACTAGTACTTAGTTTAAATATCTCTACAGTTGCTGCGTTGAGGCCCGCAGCTCCTTGCGCCCCATCTGCACCTGAAAACTGTACGGGATCAGACCACTCTCCAAAAGCAATATCATCTGATGTTCCTGTTCCGTTTGCCGTAGCTGCAACTACATAAGCTTTTTCTCCAGTACCTGGAGTTTGAGGAGTTTTGTGCCAGCCCGTGCTTGCAATCTGTCCTGCGCCTGATATAGAGCCAGAAGAAATTCCTGTAATTGTTCCTGCACCCGTGCCTGACAATGCAACAGTAACAGTTGGAAAGTTACTATCAATATCAGTTCCGTCAAGAGTAGTCGTTGAGTTCTTATACAAATAAACAAGAGCAGTTGAGTTTCCTTGTGTTCCCTCTCGTATTTTTCCTATATTGTACGTTGCAGTTACTTGTCGATTTGTATTGTTTGGAAATTGTTTTTCTCTTGCTGTAATCGTAAAAGACAGAGGTGCAGCATTATTATAAGCTATACTTGCTTGATCGTCTGTTTCGTGCACTTTTATGCTTACTTTGTTATTAACTACCGTCAAGTCTGCAAACTCAAAAGAGCTTGCAGCCGTGCTTACAGCATTAAAACCTGTTCCTGTAACTTGAAACTGTGCCTCTTCAAAACCTACAGCTTGTAAGGTTAAATTTATATCTGCGGCGCTTTGTTGCGCTTCTGCAGCATTATACTCTAAGAACTGAGTATCAGAGGATACAACTATTGCTCTCCCTACTTTATCCAGTTCTGGAACAACTGTTAAGAAAGAATTACCTTCAATCCCACCTCGACCATAGCTACCGCTACTTCCATCATCATCAGTTCCTGCCGCATGATAAGACACGGGAGAAATAATAAAATCGTTCTTGTAGTCAATATCAAGCTCTTGCTTTGAGAGTGCTTGACCTGTGGCGCTAGCAGCGGTCCAAGACCTATCTAAATATAAAACTGTACCGCTTTCTACGTATGCGACTTTTGCTCCGAAAGCAGTACCAATTTTTAAAGACTCTGGGACTTTTAAACTAGAGAATATACTCGATGAAGCTGTTACTTTTGGAGAGCCCTGTGTTACGTTTACATTTCCTACACTTGTCCAGATATTATTGGCATTTGCAAGAAACTTAGTAACATCATACCAGTAGGTAAGATCAAGAGTGGTATCTCTTTTATAAGCAACAAGCTTTAGAGCATCAGCATTTGGGTTTGAAGCATCGAGCTTACTAAAGTCCATAAATGCATATCCCCAGTCATATGCGTCACCGGGGCCACTTTGTTGCGGATAGTTAGCATTTGCAAGTGGAGTAAGATCAAGACTAAAACTGTTCGCATCCGCAGTTGTATTTCTTTTTGCAAGTTGAGGATCGTGAAAAGGTGCTGCCACAAAATCATCATTATTGAAACGAAGAGTTCCTTTATCCCCTCCAGAGTTAGAAATAGAAACATCTTGGCTTGAAAAACCTCCACGAACTATTCCTCCCCAGACTCTTTGAAACTCTCCGTCAAACATATCGTCAACTTGTATCTCTATTACAGCTCTGGACGACTTTCGTCCCTTGCCGCTTATCGTTCTCACCCCAAGCGTATGTCTTCCATTTGGAACAAACTCAAAATGACGAGACCTTGCTTCAGCATCAACTATTATCGGAGTGGGAGCAACTTCTTCTCCAAAGCTATGTGTAATCTCAAACTCTGCTAAATGTTCATAAAATGTAGAAACACCTGTAGTGCCCACAGGGTCAGGAGCATCCCACATGAGAGTAAGCTCTTCTCCAGGTTGCTGATGTTTTGGTTCTCGCAAAATTCGAAGATTCTTAGGTATCGGAACCTCTTCTACTTTCTCAGGTGGAGTTAAAGGATCATCTACTTCTATAAGGAACTCTTCATCATCTACTGCACTGAATTTGGACTCGTAGTATTCAACTGCAGTTATACTATACTCGTTTTTATTTGATTCCCCAATACTTAGTATCTTATATTCTTTGCAAGAAGCTGCGGAAGGAGTTGTTCCTCCTGTTGGGATTTGTTTAATTGCCCAAACAGCTCCTGATACGGGAGCAACTGAAAAAGCAGAGCTTAATGGAATTGTATCTTTTCCACCAGAGGTTGAAGTGCTTCCTGTTGTAAGAGTTCTTTCTTCTACAATCGTGCTCTCTTCATACTGTAAATTCAAAGGATTATTAGAGTTGTCTGTTGCACTTAAAATATTTTGTTGTGTAGTGTTTGGATTTTCAAATGTAAGAGTTACACCATCAGCAATAGTTTGAGGAGCATCGGAAGGCAAAGTTAAAGTTGTACCGCTAATATTTTTAACTGTTATATGCCTGTCTATGCCTGCTCCTGTAATTGTATCCCCAATAGCAATCAAAGAATTAGCCGAGTCTAGAGTAACAGTTGCAGAGTTACTTACAGCACCATTAACAGTAGCTGTAGTACTGTGAATAAGAGTTTTTACAACACCTGCTACTTTTGCTTCTGTAATTTCATCACCACGAGACTTATTTGCAGTACCGCCAGAAGTTTGAATAGTAGCAGCATCTTGGTTTAAAAGAATAGTTCGTTTTGGTAGTATAATTGCAATATCATATGTAAAACCACCAGAAAAATCTGCACTTACACTTCTATCAAGAGTTATACTTGGTGCTCCTGCATTATATGCAGACATGCGCCCACTAAAGGGTATTTCATAGTCTACATCATCATGTACATTTATGATATCCCCCGGGGTTAAAAAAGAAGCATCAATAGAGCTTGTAAAAGTTACAATTTCAGTTTGATTTATAGAAGTCCAAAGTTTCCACCTACCATAACGAAGAGCTTGACCATAAGAAGTACAGCCAAAAGCAACCGCTTTTTCTGTACGAACTCTGTTTGTGAGAATTTGATTTTCTCGATCCTCTACAATTAAGGGTTCAAGTTTATAATCGCCCTCAGGATTATTCCAGCTCACAACAACTTGGTTTACTCGAGTTTTATCGCCAGTTGTTTGATAGCTGAACTGACCGTCTATTATATTTGATCTAGAAAAATTAAAAATTGGTTCTTTTCGCTCATCAATTACAGCAAAAAACTTTGAGTCTGCCCAGTATAACATACCACGAAAGATAGTTGCAAAATCTTTCATTACCTTATAGGCATCTACTCCTTTTGTTAAATAAAGGTTTGCAGTAAATCTAGGTTCTTGGGCTCCTTTTCCATCCGGAACAAGCTCATCACAATGACGAGCAATCTTATATAAAGAGTATTTGTCTATGTCCTGAGACTCTAAGTAATCCCCGAGACCATACCTATTATTGGTCAAAATATCATAAAATACCCAAGCAGGGTTATTAGTGTAAACTAACTCATCTCGAAAGTTTCCATCCCAGAATTGAGGTGTCGTTTCTATAGCACCCGTACTGACGTTTCTTGTGTATGCAGAACTTATACCGTTGTTTTCTTCTCTTGTAACATAATTTGATGGAACTTTTACTTTTAAACCAAAACACTCGTACGTGCGATTAGGCATTTGATTGAATGTTTTTGACCAAAATTGCATATTTGCATACGCAGTATGAGCAAAATTTAGTTTCTCTCTTATAAGTCCTGTTACTGCTTGTATCTGAGCAGTACCAACAATTTTATGGTCGTCCTGTCCAGTAGGTAATAAACTTCCTACTGATGTGCTTCCATTTGCTACATTAAAATCGTGGTTTGTAAGACGAGTAATTCTAATTTTAAAACTTGAAAAGGGTTGAAAGTCTTCAAGACTTATTCGAAACTGAAAAGTTGCAGCGCTTTCAGCCCAGCCTTCATTTGTAAAAACGCTTACTCCATTATAAGAAGCATTGCCTGGAACAACATTAAACTGTTCTAGAGTATTTCCGCTTCTTTGAACCGCTAGCTCTATTTTATATACCGCTGCAGCACTAAACCTTTTTCCATTTCCTTCGTCAACGGTATACAGTCCTTGTGGATAAGCAATTAGTATTTTTACTTCATCAATTAAAGATTGTTGAGTTCCTGAGGCTGTAATTATTGCAGGAGAGTCTTTTTCAAGAACACTAGTGCTGAGACTCGTTAAAGCAACAGAAGAAGTGCCTTCATTTCCATCGAGAGTCGTTAGAGGTTCTTGATCTACGGTTCCCGGATTAAATTGAAATTGAGTTCCTGGATATTTATGCGCCTTTGCAGCAGGTTCTGCTGAGTTTGTACCAACAACAGCTTTTTGAGGCGCAGTTATACCAAATCGCCCAGAAAAGCTAACCGGAGCATTATTAACAAGAGTTATAGTAGAGTCAGTCATACTTGCAATTTCTAAGTATAAAGTTAATATAAGTCTATGGGATGTGCTCCCATTATAGTCACTAGTCTTAAAAAGATGGTGCAGAAGGCGACTATCCTTACTAAAAAATCTAAGAGTATTTCCCCCATTAGTTATTTCTCCAATAACTCCTCTAACTTTTATACCTCTTGCCGTAGTAATTGTAGCTCTTACCGTTGTATCCTGAATTTGAAGCGACCTTACTTCTGCCCAATTCCCAGTAGTTTTTCTGTTAAAAGAAGTTTGAAGAGCCGTACCACTTGTACGAGTAAAATCCATAAACCAACCGTTTTGAACTATTTCATGCTGCGCTGCACCAGACTCGTCATTTTGATTATAAGTTTCTGCAGGCTGTGGTGCTGAACTAGCTGTTAAAAATATAGTACCATATGCGCCCCAAAGAGTAAGATACCTTTTTCCATATTCAGAAGATATAGATTCGTCAAAACTTGTATTATTTTTATTAACAGTTACAGTATTTTGTCCAGATGTAACAGTACAGGTTTGACCTTGAGGAGCCACAAAGTTAGTTAAATTTACTGCATGAACTGGATCGTTATTTACAAGAACACTTTTTCCACCTTCACAAAGTCCGGCAATAGGGCCTTCAGAAATTACATCAGTCACAAGAATTCTTTGAGACTGAGAAACTCTTCTATTTTCTGATACGGTGGCATTACGTGTACCTACATCTGCGCCACTCCATCCCATTACCATTATTGCTCATCCTTATCGCTATTTCTTTCAACAATAAAAGTACTTCCGTCTTCATTATCTCCAAAAGTTGCGAGCCTAGAGTAGCCAGCTCCTGTTACTTCAAAATTTACAGGCTGTCCTGGAACTCTTAATTTTCCATATAAAACAGGTACGGGATCTCCTTGTACAATACTTTGTGTAGGCCCATTAAATAAATAGTTATCAGGTGTACTAGCTCCATCATCTACTCCGGGGTCTGGTGCCATCATTTGCATAATACCTGACATAGCTAAATTTACAGCAATTAATGCCAGGCCTAATTTCATGGTTGTTGTAGTCACACTAAGCCCCAGAACTGACCACCCTGTCATAGTACCCGTAATACCAGGAAGTGCTGTTATTAGTGCAGGATTTAAAATAACAACTACAAGCGCTATTGCCATAAGTATTTTTGCAAAAGCTGATTTAGAGCCTGCTGCCATTGGAGTAATTGTAACGTCTCCTTCATGCATTGGCATCAATAATTCTCTCTCATCATCAAAACTGTTGTCTGCTACATCAATTACAAATCCAATGTCTTTATTATGGCAATCAACTAAGTATTTTCTAATTTCGTCTCCCACATTTGCATCTAAGCAACGTAATACGTCTCCTACAGATTCTGCATAAATTTGAAAACCTGTTCCAAATTTTTCACCCATTTCACCTTCTAAGTATACATTACGCAACATATCTATAAGCTCCCACTAACCATTTCTGCCAAAAAGGGTAAAGGCTTTCCCTACATGAAAGTCTGTTTACCGCATGATGGTAGAATATATCATTTCCTAAATAAACTCCACAGTGATTATTTCTCTCTGCTTCTACTTTGAATATAAGAACATCGTTTACTTGTAGATCAGTATTTATATCTACAGGCTGACCACCCCAGTCTTTTATTACATCTGCAGAGAAGTAGTCTAGCTGCCCTTTTTCCCACCAATCATCTTCAAATAAAGCTCTTGGGGGTATTTCTATATTTTGAGATTTTAAATAGTCTCTCATTGCTTCAAAGCAATCAAGCACTCCAAACTCATACTCTCTTCCGTACAACTCAGTAAGATTTTTTTCTGGCTGCACTATTTCTAGTTCCATATCAGGATAGCTAAAAATATAATACGGTATACCTAAAGTATTGCAATATTTTGTATCCGACTCTGTAGGTTCCGGGGATCTATCAGGATGACTGTGTACTATTCCAATTATATCTGTTGTTCTTAAGAGTTTTATATACTCTTTCGAGTCTATTATAAAATCTTCATCATCCTCTGCAACATTTGTACAAGGAAAAAATACTTTTTTACCTTGTACAACGGATAAAACTCCACAGCCTTCTCTTGGGTACTCATTTTTAAAATGTTCTTCTATTGCTGCTAAATCCACTATCTAAACTTTCTACTTCCTGGGAAGCCTCCAAAAGGTAAGGCAATATTCGTATTGCTGCTAGCATTAGGTATTGCATCTGTCTCGACTGCTGTTGTTCCTAGTTTTCTTGGTATTGCTTGATATCGGGCTTTACAAGAACTAAGCAGCTTTCCGCAAGCATCCCCAGCAACCCAAGTAGTGCTATCTGTTCCTGGTTCTACGTTTGTATTTGCTTTTATTGCTCTCCATACTTTATTATTATGTCGTACATAAGAATTCTGTCGCACATCGGTAGCGTTTATAGTATAAGATGTTGAGTTATTCCATGTTTTATAAGTTCTTACTATTTGCCAGTTTATATTTCCTTCTGCAGGGGTTACATTTGTAACACTACCCTCCGCCCTCCAAACAAGTCCTCCAGAGTAAACATACTGGCCTCCCTTATATGCTGTAGAAGAGGAGTAATCGCTCATCCACGTTGCATAGTTTACTCTTGCTATAGGATTTGCCGCAGTAGTAGGGCTGCCTCCCGAAAGGCTGACAGTGGCTTTTCCAACATAACCACTTCCTCCGTTTGTAACAGTTATTGCGTTTACTGCTCCCGAAGAAATAGTTGCAGTTGCAGTTGCAGTAGTTCCGCTGGCAGGGGCAGAAATAGTTACAGTAGGAGCACTACTGTATCCTTCTCCTTTTATTGATAGTTCAATTCTTGCTACTGTTCCTGTTTCTGCGGATTTTCTTGTTCCATTTGCATTGAAAAAATGGTCATACAAAACAAGTGGCTCATCATTTTTCGTAAAATAAAAACTATAGTGATTATTAGAAGTATCGGAAACTTGTTCATGGTCTGACCAATAACAAGCACTTTTTGTTTCTGATACATTGAATCCTTTATATATCCAAGGGCAATATTTTCCAACTATAGTTCTTGCAGGTATTCTTACTCCGTTTAAGTCCATAGGAGATGCAAGCTCAAGAGTTACAGATAAAAAGTTTTTTTCAGAAATTCTATCAATAATGAATGTTTCTTTGGGAAACTCAACAGGTGTAGCACTTCCAGTATACTTCTCTAAAGTTTTTCGTCTTACAAATCTTTGGCCGATTAAATTCTCAAACTTAAAATTAGTAGCTGTTATATTTTCTCCTTGAATTGCAGAGTTCCAATCTCCATCTGCCATTTCTGTTTTGAAAGCTGATCCTGTTTTTATAAGTGTCTCAACATTTGCAATCGTTACTTTTGGGCGATTCATTGCACCATCAGATTTTTTTTCTATATCATCTATTATAATAGGAAGGGATATGTAAGTATTACCATCAAAAATTAAATCTTTAGCAGAGTCTGTTCCATCCAAATCTTTTTCCGCATGAAAAAATAAAGTATTATTTGTACCTGTACCTAAAGATATCTCATATAAAAAAATTAAAGGGCTTGCTACCTCATTTCCTTGGGCATCTGTTGTAATCTCTACACTCATGGCTCATACACTCGCTCAAAAGAAGACGAAATACTGTAGCTTCCAGAATTAGAAAACTGTTGTGACCATTGTTTACAAACTACTTTTACCGTAGTGACAGGATTGCCGGCACTATCATTCGAAGAAGAATTTGAATCTGGAAAAGTAAAATTAAAAGCTGTAACTCCTTTTTTATCTCTAAAAAATGCTTCAATATCATCAGCCTCTGCTTTTGTTCTATTCGTAAAGTTAACAGTAAATGAATCGTTTACAGCATTTATTCCATCCGCAATTCTTTGTTGGTACCCATCACCAAACTGGGCTATTCTTACTTTTGGAGTAGATTGTCTTTGTAGAGTTTTATCAGGTATTACCTGTCCAGTAACTCCTGGAACTGTGAATCCTATGTCTGGCATTATGCTGCTCCGTAGGGGTTAAGTATCCCCCCTGATCGTTTTTGAAAATGAAGCTCATCCTGTACTGCAGAAGCAATAAGTTTTCCTAAATTTTCTCCCATTGCTCCATCAGACTGAGTATTTTGCTGTGTTCTACCCTCATTATCAATACTTACATTTACTGTAACATTGTTCTGGGTACCCATTCCCGCTCCTTTCATTTCAACAGGAATTGAACGATTATCTGGCAGAGGTACTACAGCTTCTGTCCCATGTAAGACTGCAGGGTATCCGGCTTGTCTCCCTTTTGCAATACCTCCTCTTGAATAGTCCTCCATTTTTGCAATACCACCATAACGATACTGAGGAGGCTCCAATACCCCACCTTTTTTAGCTCCGGGAGCTGGAATACCTAAAAAATCCCCAAAACCGCTTCCACCAAAAGCAGCAGTAAGCATTCTCATTATTAACATTTTTGTTATCATTTTTGCAATATCAGCAAGAATAGCTTTTGCCATGTCTGCAAACGCTTCTTTGAAAGATTTTGTTCCTTGAACAAGAGCGTTAAAAGCTCCTGATAAATTCTCTTGTAGTGAATTTCCTATAGTGAGTCCAAGTTTTGCAATATCGTCTGCTTTTGATTCGGCTATATCTACATTTTTTAGTAACTGAATGCCAAGCCTCTCTTGCGCTTCAATCTCGTTTTCAAGATCAATTATAGCCTGTGTCTTTTCTGCTCCCTCTCCTAACCCGCCTAGTTTTTCTTTTAGCAATAGTCTTTTTTTGTCTAAGTCTAACTGGTTCTCTGTTACTGCAAACTCAGCTTCGAGAATAGCCATTCTTTCTTGAGCCTGCCCCTGAAAAGCAGAATTAAGAAGTTGGGTATCGGCAGCTTGGAGATTTAATTCATGTCTTTTTTGTTTTAAAGCATCTTCTCTTTCTATAAGTGCCTCGATCTGAGTTCTATAGCCGTCTATTCCTCCTGCAAACTCAAATGCTTTATCTAAAGTTTCTTTTGCATCTGTTTGTTCTTTTGTTTTTTCTGCTAATTCTGTAAGAGTATTACGTGTTTTTTCTAAAGGTTCTATGAGTTTAAGAGCTGCTTCAAAGTTTCCTGATCCTAACTGTTCCTGTACTGCCTCTATCTCGCTTCCAAACTGCTTACTCATGCTTGTAAAAGCCTGTGCCTGAGTTTCATAGTTTGAAATTGCTGCAAAAGCTTCCTCAATAGGTAAGTTTAACATTTCTCTAAGACGAGGAGACAGAGCCTCGGCTTGATCCCCCAAAGTTTTTATTATTTCATCCATTCCCTCTTTTGCAATCGCTGGGTCTATAACTTTATCAACGCCTTCCCCAGTGGTGGCATCTGCTAATGCTTTATTTACTATTGAAGAAATTCCTGCGGTTGCTACACCTGTCAGTCTGTTCATGCTTGCTTCTGGGCCTGCCATGCCTTTTAAACCTTCATTAATAGCTTTTAGATCTTCCGCTACTGTAGCTGCGGCTTCCCCGATTGCTTCTATAGATTCTTTTCTTTCTTTTGCTGCCTGATTGTCGGCTTCAATTTTATTGAGTGCCGTCATAGTCTCTTCTAAAGCCTCGATACTATTTATATATTCAAATATTTCTTTAGAGCTATCCTCATCAAGTAATTCTAATTTATATGCTTCGGTTTCTTCTCTGCCGAAAAAACCGCCAATCTTATTCGCAATTTCATTTAATCCAAATAATATTGCATTTATAAGACCTTGAAAGGCTGTCCCGATTCTTACAACCATGTTAATCATCCCCTTTAAAAAAGTTATAGGAAATTTTTGAATATTTTCAAGACCTTCAAGTATTCCAAAGATAACTGCACCAATAACACCAAGTTTCATTCCTCCTTGAACAACCTTACCTGTTTTTATAGCTCCTTTTCCCATAAGAGCATAAGTTTTCTTAGCTGTTAGTCCCGCTTTATTGTAGGTTCCAATAATAAACTTTTGAATACTAAAACCTATGCTTTTCATCCCGAGACCTACTTTTTTAGCTCCCACAAGAATACTTTTATTAGTTTTTTTGTTGGCTTTTTGCATCTTCTCTAGCTGCGCTATAAAGTAAAGACGTCTTTCTTTATCTAATTTTTTGTACTCTCCTTGGTTGTTTTTTGCTGCTCTTAACATTCCCGCAAGCTGTTTTTTACTTGGATCTTTTCCTTGTTGCAAAGCTTCTAACCCTGACCCTTTTCTAGCATCTAAATCCTCCGCAACTTTTTTAGCTCCTTTTTGCGCTCCTTTAAAGGTATTATCCGCCATATCTGCTTGTTCTTGTAACTCTTTTTTTGCATTTGCTATTGATTCTGCATACTCGTCCATCTTTTCAGTTTGTTGTTGTATTCCCTCCTCCGCACTTTGAACAAAGTCATCTAAAGACTCGCTTAGCCCAGATACTGCAGGAATAGTTGAAAATATCTTTGCACCTATAACCGCAAAGATACCGATAGCTAAACCGATATTATTTGATATTACATTTGCAAAGCCTTTAAAGACAGGTAAAACTTTTTCCATTACCAAGTTTACAACATCTTCAAAAGTTTTCTGAAGTTTTACAAAAGCATTTTCTGAGCCTTCAAAGTCTCCAAATTGATCGTTTAACTGTCTCTGAGTTTCTGCTAAAACTGCTTGGCTTCTTTGATAAGTTGTCAATTCTTTGGCATTAACACCCAAAGCTTTTGCATACCGATTCGTGGCTTCTTCAAGTCGAAGAGTAATACCTAGTTCGTCTAAGAGTTCAGGTTCCGCTTTTGAAATACCACGAACTAAGCGATCAAAAGAGTCCGTAAAATCTCGTCCTAGTGCCTTCGATACTTTTCCTGCGCCTATAGCAAGTTCCTCTAATTGCTGTGCACTAAAGCCTTTTGCACTACCTATGGCCGCTGCGGATGCAGCTTCTTGGAATCCTAACATTCCCCCGCTTGCTTCTCTTAACCTGGATGTCATTGATTGCAGAGCTGTACCTGTGGAATTAGCAAATTCAACTTGGCTTTTTCGTAGTTGTTCTACATCAGCGGCTCGCTTTAAAAAGTTAAATGCGGCAGACACAGCAAAGACGTTTGCTGCAAGAGTTGCATAAGCACCAACGAACCCGCCCATGCCTTGAGACATTTTTGAAAAGTTTTTGCCTGCGCCAGAAGAAGCTTCTCCAGCACCTTTCATGTTACGCCCGAGGGTGCCCGCGGACTTACTGGCTTTATCCATCTTGCCTGCAGCCGCTTCAGCTTTATTACCGACAGCAGAAAGATTGCCCTTATCGTCAATTCGAACCTGAATTGTTACTATATTATCAGCCATTATCCTTTAACATTATGGGTATAATTTTTACCCGCTGGGGCTTCTTTAGCTTTTCTTTTTCTTTCTGCATCTTCGAAGCGCCTCTTCATAAGATACATATCATATATTTGCATAAATCCAAATATTTCTTTTGGGTTGTCTATTTTATACAGCTTAAATAGTGGTTCTACCTCTATCCAATTCTTTCCTAAATAGCTTCCTGACATTCCGTCCCATCTATCTGAGATTTGATCAGATATAAAAAATGCCACTTGGACCTCTTCTGGAAACCCAGATCGGTCGAGTGGCATTCTTTTGGGGTCAGGCTCTTCGCCTAGTTGTTCGCATATACGTAAATACTTTTCGACGTCTATCGAAGAGTTTTGATCATTTACGTACCGCTCAAGTAGCTTATGAACTTCGGCTACTTGGTCCGCGTAAAATTTTCGAGATCACCTACCGTTTCTGTTACCCAGGTATCAAAGTCGGTTGCATTTTTCATCAGCAACTCTGCGTTTTCACGAGTATACGGTAAGCAATCATTCGGATCGACGCCAGATGTATCCACCAAAAGAAGCTCTTCTAAGTATGAATACTTTAATCCGCTCCATCCTTTTATAACTGATTTACAATACTCTATTATAAATTTATCATCATCAAGCTGTTCTTCAGGTTGACGAGTCTTTTTATTCCACTTTGAAATCAGACATCGTTTACGTAACTTAACTAGCTCTTCCCTAGCTAAGTGACACAGATCAACAGTCATTCCCTCACATCCAGGGTAGTCTATCTTGACTGTTTTGCTTGGAGTCATAAGACTCGCTAAAGATACGGGCTCTTTCTTTGTTTCTACTTCTGCCATGTGATAAATTCCTATTTAAAAACTAAATTATACTGTAAACCACAAAAAATGTCAAGAATTATTTTTGTAGGGTGAGTGAAAAAAGGGGCCGAAGCCCCTTTTTGGTTACGCGTAGTCATCTACAGGGAAGTAGGTGAGCGATGTTATCTCGTCGGCAGTTCCAAAGTCTGTAGGAAGTGCTTCAAAGTTTGTTTCAAGTGATATTACGTCTTCAATTTGGTGAGTAGGCACCGTAATGTGCGCTGTTGGGAATATAATCTGCAAGGCAGGGTCAGTCGTATTAGCGGAGGCTGCTGCACCACCAACGTCCATAGTTACCTTAAACTTATTCACAACCTGACTCATAGCACCTGTACCTACTAGATCGTTAAAGAACTGTCTAGAAGTACCACTACTAAGGTCAGTATCTTCAAGTGTTAAGTAACAAGTTGCTGTACCCGTAGCAGTTCGTGTTCCTGTTACGTGCTCAAGAGGCTTGTTAATAGCACCAAGTTCTTCTGGTACAAGATACGTGATATTATTTCCAATAGTAAAGTTACCACCTGTCAAAGTAAGGCTGTACTTACCATTTGAAGCTGTAGCAGTATTTGCATTATAAGTACCTGTAAAAGTTACAAGTCCCGTAGTTCCACTCGCAGCTTCTGCATTTGCTTTTGTGGTAAATAACGCAAACTCAGTGGTAGCGTTAGCACTGGAGTTATACGAGCTTGTCTCATCTCCAACTCGAACAAAGTGGTGTGTACTATTCAAACTAGTTACACCCGTTCCTCCAGTGATAAATACTTGATCACCTGTTTTGAGTCCATGAGCTGCCGCAGTAGTAAGAACATTATTTGTAGAGTCCATAGCCGAAATAGTTACTTTCTGCCCTGGGAATGTAGTAGCTTTGTCAGCCGCTACTGCTGCTTCAATACTAACCGAAGTCAGTCGATTTCGAATAAAGTTCTTTGTACTAGTAGTTGCTTCATCAATAGCTGCAGTTACACCCATTGTACTAGCAGAAGAACTTACAAGGTTAAACTGCCTTCCCATCGCATTATCAGTGTCAATAAAAATATCACCAAGAGCGATAGTAGATCCGTCAGTTGTAGTTGCACTATTCGCAGGAGCTGAAGTGCCTGTAAATACGTTTCCAGACACGTCTTGTACTTCTTTTGAGAAACCAGACCAGTTAAGAGTAGCAATACCATCAACATCAAAGTCTACAGAAACTTCATTTACGATTGCTTCTGGAAGTCTATATATAAGAGGGTTGCTTGTAGCTGTATCAATCATAAAGTACAGCGTAAAACTCGCAAGTGCTGATCTATTAGATTCTCCGATTGTAATTACAGAACTTGACGCTCCGGGAGTGATAACTCCTCCAGTTACACCACCGCCCGAGCCTGCTGCATTTGTTGCACGGGTAAAACCGCTTCCAGTTGTATAAGTGTCTGCTCCAAACATAGAAGCAAAGAAGGCTTCTTCTACCGCATGTACTTCTGCAGCATTGGAGGCTGCAACAGAGCCTGCAGGAGTTACACTTCCTGCCTTAGACTTAAAAGGACGAATATATGTTGAGAAAGACCATTCGGCAGGTGCCAAAGAGTCTGTAAACATACGACGTCCTCGTCTACTAATACCTGCTGTACTTTCCATTTCTGCCAGAGTTATCTCTGAGGTATTTGTTGTTTGAGAAAAGCTGTATCCATCAAGAACAGGCACTTCCCACACGGCCCCAGCTCCTAACTTAGCGGCTGTTTCTGTATTATCAGCAGGATTACGAAACTGAATAAACATTCTCGTATCACGGCTAAAATATAATTGTTGTGCCATAGATTATCTCCTATGAACTTGAAAAGACTGGTCGTGAATATTTATTCGTGCCAGAATTTTCCTAGTA